ATGCAGGACAGTGACCCTGAGCTTTATCGCGAGTGCGTTGAAGCAATGGGCGAGATTTTGTTGCCTGAGCGCACGGGACGCCGTGCGGCTGGCTCAAAAGATTGAGGGCGCAATATGAAAATCCCCCCCGATAACGCCATTGTTGTTCAAAGCTACCGCCCTAAGAAATTAACTCCCGGAAAGCACCCAACCATTCCAGGACGATCTTTAATTGTTGCCTGTGACGGCGATGCATTTATCAAAATTGGAAATGACACATGGGCGGTCATTGACATTGGTGACATTGAGAAAGTCGCTGAATGCACATGGACCTATGTGAAGGCACCAAATAACAGAGTTTACGCCAACAACAGGGTTATGGGCGAAGATGGGAAAATAATAGTGAGGGCGTTGCATCGTATCATTTTAGATGCCCAGCCCGGTTTGTACGTCGATCACATTGATTGTGATGGACTGAACAACAGAAAGATTAATCTTAGAATTTGCACGGCAGGGCAGAACAACTGCAACAGCCGCATTCGTTCAGACAACACCTCTGGATATAAGGGCGTTTCGTTTCGCAGAGATCGCAAAAAATGGAGCGCGCAAATTACCATTAAGGGCAGGATACATAGGCTAGGTTGCTATGAATCTGCGGGGGAAGCACACGCAAAGTATATTGACTGAGCTGCGCACACGTACTTTGGTGAATTTGCGAGGGCTGGATGATGGACCTCTTTGAAGCAGCCACCTTGCGCGAGACATACACCGCACAGGTTCTGAACAACGCCCAGCCTTGGGGTGACAGGGCTTTCGCAGCCTTCAAGAGCCTGAACCTTCCCGATGAGTTCACGGCGGAAGCGATCCGCTATGGCATCATTGAGAAGGTTGGCGCACCGCATCACAGCAATGCCTGGGGTGCGTTCATCATGCGCTTGTCCCGCGCCAAGCTGATTGTGAAGACAGGCCGTTGGGTAAACGGGACCGATCCCAAGAGCCATGCTGCGGCCCTTCCTGTTTATCGGCGGTCTGTATGATTGAACTGCCGTTCCCGCCCGCAAAGCTTTCTCCCAATGCAAGGCATCATTGGGGTGTGGTTGCCCGTGCCTTCAAGGCATACAAGAACCAGTGCATCCTTGTGCTGTTGCAGTACCGGAAAGATCTTGCAGGCCGGAACACCTTTTCGGTGACATTCCATCCGCCTGCCGCGCACAAGTACGACACGGATGGGCTGATCTCCCGGTTCAAGGCGGGCCAAGACGCCTTGCAAGTCGTGACCGGCGTCAATGACCATGAGTTCGTGATGACCTATCGCCGGGGCGAAGTCCGCAAGGGCGGATGCGTGGTGATTGCATGAACACGTTCCCGTGGACGCCTGCACTCATCGAACAGGTTCTGGAGATGTGGTTCCAGAAGGGCATGACCTCCACGGCCATTGCCATGGAACTTGGCACTTCAAAGAATAGCATCATCGGAAAGGTTCACCGGGAGCAAGCCAAGCGCGGCATCCCGAACCGCAGCCACATCAAGCGCCCGTCAAAGCCGAACAATCACAAAGCCAGGAGGAAGCCAGCCGTGTCAGAAGCACCCGTTGGATTTGTTCTGCGTACCAAGCCTCAAGAGCCGTCTTTCATCAACGAAGGCCAGCTTGCCTCTATCGTGGATGTGACCGGGTGCCGGTGGGCAGTGAGGGATGATCCGTCATTCGTTGGCGGTCATGCCTTCTGCAATGCGCCCCAGGATGGCAACAGCCCGTATTGCGCCTATCACAGGACCGTGAACGTGGCGCGGGACAGCAACCGCCAGATCAACAAGACCATTTCCGCCGCCATCCACCGCTACAAGAAGGTGGCGTGATGGACGCCGAAGCTCAAATTAAGGCGGCCCTTGACGGCAATTTCTGGAACTTTGACGAGTTTGGCAACGTGCAGACCAAGCGTGTGCCGAAGGACTTCATGCCGAACCACGGGGCGCTGTACGCCACTGAGCAACGCCAAGCATCCGGCAAGAAGAATGGAAAGGTTCTGAGACCCTGGCAACCAATTGAAGACGAAACCCTTGTCCAGATGAAAATGTCTGGCAAGCCGTGGTCTGAGATTACCGTTGCCCTGCGTAGGGGAAGCCAAACCTGTTTTATCCGGTGGATTGAACTGAGCCGGGAACGTGGGCTTCCAAGGTATATTGAACGGCCTAACGCTGCCGACAAGATGTCAGCCGAGATGAAGGCGAAGATCGTCCAGATGCGGGCTGACAATATTCCGTATCATCGGATTGCCGCCGAACTTGGTATCAAGGACTACATTGCGAAGGGCTACTACCACAGGTTCAAGCGTGAGTTAGCCGTGGAAGGCGGGCAATGACCGTCATCGCCACCATCCTGAAGCATTTGGTTGCCGCAGGCGTAACAGGTGACGCCCTTGTTACGGCTGTGGCTGAAATTGAAGAGGTTCTTGAAGCAAGAAATGCAAACCGTAACAGCGTAACTGATGTTACGCATGTTACGCCTGCTGCTATCCGTATGCGCCGGATGCGTGAACGCAAAGCCAGTGAAATCAACGTGTTGGACGCCGAGAAAGCCGCCAGCGTTGCCGTTTCTGAAAGCGTAACAGAGCGTAACAGCAGCGTAACATCATACAATAATATTACTTCTCTAGAGGTAGATAATAGTGAAGATAAGAAAGATATTATTGTCCGAAACGTAACGCGAAAGCGTAACAGTTACGCCGAAGCCTTCGAAAACTTCTGGAAGGCATTTCCAACCGATCCCGGCATGTCCAAGAGCGAGGCATACAAAGCCTGGAACAAGCTTTCGCCGGAAGACCAGCAACACGCCATGGACTGCATTCCAGCCTTCAAGGCTTGGATTGGGCAACAGGGTCCGAATTATCGGGTTGTCCACGCCTGTCGCTACCTGTCTCAGCGCCGGTTTGATGGATTCAAGGAGCAGGCTGCACGGACGCAGGAGAGGGCCATCAGCAGTCGCGTGTATGTCCAGACCGGAACGGACGCCATGGATGCCTGGGACGCCTTCTACAAGCGCACCAAGGGCAAGATGGCTCCGCGTGACCAGCGTGGAGGCTGGTATTTCGAGACTGAATATCCCCCACAGGAGCAGGCTGCATGACACGCGAAGAACTGATTGACCGCCTCCGTCACCTTCTCCGCGCCTTGGGATGGCAATGATGTGGCTAATCGTCCGCTCGACCTTCCAGCGCGAACTGGCCCTTGCCCGCCGCATTGAACGCTTGGGCCATCCAGTATGGGTGCCGATGGAAACCCGGTTCCAGCGCATAACCGGCCCGGTGAAGACCAAGCGCGCAAGGATATGGGAAACGCCTGTCATCCCGACAGTGTTGTTTGCTGCCATTCCAAAGACCGCATGGGGCGATGTGATGGCCTGTGATGGCTTCGCTGCCTTTCAGCGCCCGAACGCCGTCAGTGAGCCTTACACCGTGCAGGACAGCCAGATTGCCCGGTTCCGGGACATGGTGGACCGGGAAAACATCATCCGCAGACGCCAATTTGAGCGCCGCCAGGAAGGCAAACGGGGCAAGCGCACGGTGAAGCTGGGGGATGAAAATGCGCTGGCGATCTTGCTTCAGGAGCTTTTTGGTCTGGAACAGCCAATGGCAGAGGCGGCTTGACAATGTTCCCGTTTTGTACTAATAAGGGCATTTGATACGCGCAGTGCCGAAGTCGCGGGTCCAGATCGGACGGAGCCACGGCCAGCGATCCAGCCCAAAAGGCTGCTGACGCCTTTTGCGTCTCCAATTTCCTCCATTCCCGCCCCGGCCCGACAAGCTCCTCACAAGCATTGCGTACAGTTGTCCGTGTGTTCGCGGGCGGGAACCTTCACAACCAGACAAGGATCACTCCAATGGCTTCCAACTGCTATTCGGCTGGCAAGAAAACTGGCATGGGCGTCACCACTGACATGGGCAAGCACACGCCCTCGACCTTCTCCAAGGTCTCTGCTTCGGCTGGCAAGTCCAGCGGCACCCGCACTGAAGGCGATGCCAAGGGTGCGGCCCCGATGGGCGGGAAGGGGAAGTGACCTAGCGTCATTCAATGCTTTACCCCTACAAAGCACTTTCGGTTGCATCCCTTATTCCATACGCCAGGAATGCAAGAACCCATTCCGATGAACAAGTGGCGCAAATCGCTGCTTCCATTCGAGAGTTCGGGTTCATCAACCCGGTTATTGTAGACGGTGACAAAGGCATAATCGCAGGCCATGGCCGCGTTCTCGCGGCTCGAAAGCTTGGTCTGAAAGAAGTTCCGGCACTTGAAGTTGCCAGCCTTACGGAAGCCAAAAGGCAGGCTTACATTCTTGCCGATAACAAGCTGGCCCTGAACGCAGGGTGGGATACCGATCTTCTTAAGGTCGAAATCCAAGACCTGAAGATGGCCGACTTCAATCTTGATGTGATCGGCTTCAGTGCCGACGAACTGAATGCGCTGCTGGCCGAAAAGACGGAAGGTCTGACTGATCCAGACGAAGTGCCGGAAGTTCAAGAGGATGCCATATCAGTCTTGGGCGAGACGTGGGTGATGGGCAACCACCGGCTCCGTTGCGGCGACAGCACCAGCGCGGACGATGTGGGCGCGTTGCTGGGCAACGTGAAGCCGCACCTCATGGTGACGGACCCGCCGTATGGCGTGAACTACGACCCGGCGTGGCGCGACGAGGCGGCCAAGCACAGCCCGTCCATGGGCAACCGCAAGGATACCGCCAAGGGCAAGGTGCTGAACGATGACCGGGCCGATTGGCGCGAGGCGTGGGCGCTGTTCCCCGGCGACGTGGCCTATGTCTGGCACGCGGGGCTGTTCGCCGGTGTGGTGGCCGACAGCCTCATCGCCTGCGGCTTCAAGCTGCGTTCGCAAATCATTTGGGCCAAGAACCACCTCGCCATCGGGCGCAGCGATTACCACTGGATGCACGAGCCTTGCTGGTACGCCGTCAGGGAAAAGGGCACCGGCCACTATGTGGGCGACCGGAAGCAGACCACGCTCTGGCAAATCGACAAGCCTCAGAAGTCCGAAAGCGGGCACGGCACGCAAAAGCCGGTGGAGTGCATGAAGAAGCCCGTCGAAAACAACAGCTCGCCCGGACAGGCCGTCTACGAGCCGTTCAGCGGTTCGGGCACGACGATCATCGCCGGTGAAATGACGGGCCGCTGCGTTTACGCAATGGAACTGAACCCGCCTTATGTCGATGTCGCCATCAAACGCTGGCAGGACTTCACCGGGCAGAAGGCGGTTCACGAAGCCACGGGCCGCACATTTGATGAACTGAAGGCAGAGCGGGAGGCTGGCAATGTCGCAAGCGCCGCATGAGCCGACAGATGAAACCCGCACCATGGCCCGGACGCTTTCCGGCCTTGGCGTTCCCCAGGATGACATAGCCACGCTTCTCGGCGTCTCAAAGCCAACCCTTCATAAGCACTACCGGGAAGAACTGGACAAAGGCATGGCCGAGGCAAACGCCAAGGTCGCGCAGAGCCTGTTCAAGCAGGCAACGGGCGGAAACACCGCTGCTGCCATCTTTTGGATGAAAGCGCGGGCCAACTGGACCGAGAAAGTTGTTCAGGAAACCAACGGAAAACAGGAGTTGACATTCCGGTGGATGAACTCGGCGGACCAGAAATAGTTATCCCGTATAAGCCGCGCTGCCAGTTCCTTCCTTTCCATGCCACTGACAAGCGGTGGCGCATCATCGTGGCTCATCGGCGTGCTGGCAAAAGCGTAGCCTGTATCAACGAACTGATCCGCGCCGCACTCATGTGCGACAAGCCGGAACCCCGCGTGGCTTACGTTGCACCCCTCTTCAAACAAGCCAAGGATGTGGCGTGGTCCTACCTCAAGGAATACACCCGCGACATTCCTGGCCGCACCGTCAACGAAAGCGAACTCCGGGTAGACCTTCCCAACGGTGGCCGTGTCCGTTTGTACGGTGCCGACAATCCAGATGCCCTTCGCGGCCTCTACCTTGACGCCGTGGTGCTGGATGAGTTCGCAGACATGCGCCCTCGCTTCCTGCCGGAAGTCATCCGCCCCGCGCTTTCAGACCGCCGTGGAAGCCTGACACTGATCGGCACGCCAAAGGGCCACAACGAGTTCTTTGACCGCTACGAAGCCGCGCAGACCGATCCTGAGTGGTTTCATATGATGCTCAAGGCGTCCGAGACCGGGATCGTGGACGCCGAAGAACTGGCCTCTGCCGCCAAGCTGATGAGCGAAGCCCAATATGCCCAAGAGTATGAATGCTCGTTTGAGGCCGCTATCGAAGGCGCTTATTACGGCATGGCGCTTGAGAAAGCTTCGCAAGAGGGCCGCATCGCCGCGCTGCCTCACAATCCTGCGCTCCCCGTCTATACGGCTTGGGATTTGGGCGTGGGAGATGACACCGCCATCTGGTTTGCTCAGAGGAGCGGCGGCTGGCTTCACATCATTGACCACTATGCGACGAACGGACAGCCCGCCAGCCATTACGTGGATGTTCTCAGGTCAAAGCCCTACCAGTACGCCACTCATTTTCTGCCCCATGATGCCGACAATCGTGAGTGGACCAACGGAAAATCCCGGCTCGACAGCCTCAAGGCCCTGGGCCTGCAAAACTGCAAGATCATCCCTCGAATAGCGGTTGACGATGGTATCAACGCCGTTCGCCTTCTGCTTCCAACATGCCGGTTTGACGCCGAGAAATGCAAGTCAGGGCTGGAAAGCCTGAGACAGTATCGGCGCGAGTTTGACGAAAACAAACGCGTCTTCAAGCCAAGTCCATTGCACGATTGGACTTCGCATGACGCAGACGCCTTCCGCTACCTCGCGGTTGGCTTGGAACCCGAAGCAGCGGTTCCGACAGACATTCCACGATACAGCGGACGCCGCAGACGCGGTGAGGCCGCATTCACTGACAGTTCTGGATGGGCAGCTTGAGCGAAGACAACGAAGACATGTCCGAAGGCTCCGATCTGCTGCTGGAAATCCGGCAGCGGTACGAGTCCGCACGCACCCATGCCTCGAAATGGCGTGAGGAAGCCCGTGAAAGCTTTGACCTCTATGCCGGACGCCAATGGTCCGAACAGGACCGGCAGAAGCTGATCGAACAGCAACGCGTGCCCGTCACCTTCAACCGTGTCGCCATCCTCATCGATGCCGTCATTGGCTATGAGGTGAACAACCGCCAGGAAACGCGCTACATCCCGAGAACGCCGGGAGATGCCAAGGTCAACGAACTCCTGACCGAAGCCGCCCGTTATTTCCGTGATGCCTGCGATGCCGAGTTTGAGGAAAGCGATGCCTTCCGCGACATGTGCATCACCGGCATGGGCTGGACGAATGACCGGCTCACGGATGAACGCAACCCGGATTACGACCTCGTTCGTGACCGCGTGGACCCGCTGCGGATGCTGTGGGATCCGTCCAGCCGCAAGCCGAACTTGGAAGATGCCCGCTATGTGATCTACGAAACCAGCATGTCCAAGGAAGAGGCGAAAGCCCTCGTTCCTGAATGGGATGGCGAATACGTCAACGCCGATTGGATGGGCGAAGACATTGACACCAGCGGAACCAGCAATCCCCGCGACAGCTACAAGGGCAAGGATAGCGAGAACTCTGCCACCCGCGACATTCGCGTGCTGGAATACCAATACGTGGAAGACGAGATCGAACACATCATCACCAACCCGATGACGGGCGAAACCCGTGAACTGGATGACGATGAATGGCTCGCACTCTCCGAAGAGGAAGTGAAGGCTCTTTCCCCGTTCCATGTGACGAAGCGCAAGCGCGAGTGGAAGCGGTGCTTCATGATCGGCGGCGAACACTTCCACAAGAAGCATCCCTATCCGAACGGCCCGACCTTCCATTGCATCACCGGCAAGCGTGACCGGAACACCGGTCATTGGTTCGGCCTCCTGCGCTCCCTCAAAGACCCGCAGATGTGGTCGAACAAGTTCCTCTCGCAGATCATGCACCTCATCAACACCTCGGCCAAGCCGGGATATGACGTTGAGAAGGGTGCCATTGACAACGTGGCGAGCTTTGAAGCGAAGGCCGCGCGTCCTGGGGCCATCAACGTGTTCTCGGACGGTTCGCTTCAGCAGGGCAGGGTGCAGCGCCGGGAAGCTGCCGGAATGCCGCCTGATCTGGCGAACCTGATGACCTACGCCAACGAATCCATGCAGAACGTCTCTGGCGTCAATGCCGAGCTTCTTGGCATGGCAGACCGTGAACAGGCAGGCGTCTTGGAATACCAGCGCAAGCAGTCTGCGGTGACGCTTCTGGCACCTTTGTTCGACAGTTTTCGCCGCTATCGCAAGATTGCAGGCCGGTGCTGGCTGTACTTCATGCAGCATTACCTGACAGATGGCCGTCTGATCCGCATCACCAAGGATGACGGCGGGCAGATGAACGTGCCGTTCCAGCGTGGCCCTGTGCCGAACCCGGCCTTCCAGGGCCAGATGCCGCCGATGATGGGGCAGGGCATGGAAACGCCGATGGCAATGCCTGCGGAAACCGCACCGATGCCCATGCCGCAGTTGATGGGGTAGCCATGGACGAAACAACCCTGTCTCAGCAGCCCTACCTGACGTTCTTCTCCGAAGACGTTGCCGAATACGATGTGATTGTGGATCAGTCTTCGTCCGCGCCGAACCTCAAGGAAGCGACATGGGCTGCGATCCAGCCTCTGCTTCAGTTGATCGGCCCGCAGATGGGAACGGATGAACTGGCCTTGGTGCTGGAATACAGCCCCATGCCGGAATCCTTCCTCGAAAAGCTCAAGGCGCTTCAGTCCGAGAAGTCCAATCAGCCCCCGCAACCGAACCCGGAACAGATGAAGCTTCAGGCTGACCAGCAAATGAAGCAGCAGCAGTTACAGTTCGAGCAGCAGAAGGCGGCAATCGACAGCCAGCTTAAAGCGCAGGACTTGTCCGCGACAATCCAGATGGAACGTGAGCGCATGGCCGCGCAGATTGAACTGGAGCGCGAAAAGGCGGTTCAGCAGTTCGAGATTGAGAAGATGAAACTGGCGCACCAGATCGAACTGGAGCGCATGAAGGCCGCGATGCAGATGCAGATCAGCCGTGAGAAGGCAGATGTGAACATGGTCAACGCGGTCCAGAACGGCACTCGCCGCCGCAAGGGGGATGCGTAATGGCATTGTCGCCTGACCAGCGCCGCCGCCTGCTGCGGATGAACATGCTCATGTCGTATGCGGCGTTTGCCAGCGCCAAGGCAACGACTGCCTGGACGCCTGCGACCCTGTTTGCAAATGCGGAAGTGGGCGGCTGGTACGACCCTAGCGACCTCACGACGATGTTCCAGGACGCGGCAGGGACCACGCCAGCCGCATTGGAAAGCCCCGTGGGGCTGGTGCTGGATAAGTCGAAGGGGCTGGTGCTGGGGAGCGAGCTTGTCACGAATGGCACGTTCGACACTGATACAACGGGGTGGACTGCAAATGGTGGTGCGACTATCGCTTGGTCGAGCGGAGAAATATCCGTAACACGAACTGTTGCGGCTTCAGATGTCGCCTATCAAACGTTCACAACCGTAGTCGGAAAGACGTACAAGGTTACGTTTGGAGGTAGTGCGCCAACGAATATCCGCATTGCCAATAGCACCAACTTCCTCACGACTGTGGCGTCGTCAAATGTTTCGCCGTTCTACTTTGTTGCTACAGCGACAACGACATACATAGGTCTTCAGGGCAACACGACGCCAGCGAAGTACGACAACATCTCCGTCCGCGAACTCCCCGGCAACCACCTCAGTCAGTCCACCTCCACCGCCCGCCCCGTGCTGAGTGCGAGGGTTAATCAATATACATTTTCAGAAGATTTCAGTAATGCGGTATGGACAACTTCCGGCTCAACGTCGTCTTCCGCGCCTATACATGCCGATCCGTTAGGCGGCACAAAAGCGTGCTTGCTTGCTGAAACAACAGGCGCTTCGGCAACGCATTTCTCATCGCAATCAAGCTCGTTTGTCTCTGGCGTTTCCTACACAATGTCCGTCGCCATGAAAAAAGGTTCTGGCGCAACGGCACCTGACTGGATGCAATTGACATTTCCGGGTGCAGCTTTTGGTACAAGCCAGTATGCAAACTTCAACATATCCACGGGGGAGGTAGGAACTGTAAACGGCGGCATTGCCAGCATTACATCTATGGGTGGTGGGTACTATCGCTGCACGTTCACGGCGTCGGCAACTTCAACCGCATCCGGTGTGGCTGGCGTTGTATTCAATAACAATAGCAACACTTCTGGCCGTGTACCGGGTTACGTTGGCGCAACGACATCAAATGTTTTTGTCTGGGGCGCAGACCTCCGCCCCGCCAACGCTGGCGTGGGCCTCCCCGCGTATCAAAGGGTGGGCGCGGCGACCAGCGGCTCGTCTTCGTCGGCGGGTACTGCGGATTATGACGCTACGGGCTTCCCGTATTACCTGAAGTTCGATGGCACGGATGACTTCCTCGTATCCGGCAACATCTCCCCCGGCTCAGTGGACAAGGCCCAGGTGTTCGCGGGTGTGCGGAAGGTTACGGATAGTGAAAGTTATCAAGTCATTGCTGAAAGCAGCTATGACACCGGGTTTAATAACGGCGCATTTGTATTGGCTACAAATGTCGGAACCTACGGGATTTTCTCCAAGGGAACGGTTTTGGCGAGCGCCTCTGCAACCGGCTATTCCGCGCCAATTACAAATGTAGTTGCAAGTCTTTTAGACATTTCTGGAGACCTTGCCACGCTTCGCGCAAATGGCGCGCAGGTTTCGCAGTCTACTGCCAATCAAGGAACGGGCAACTTTGGTTCATATCCGCTGTATGTTGGCGTCAGATACGGAACTACAACACGAACGTTGCTCCTCAACGGCCACCTTTACAGCCTGATCCTCCGCTTCTCCGCGACGAACATGGACGCCGCCACCATCGCGGCCACCGAGACGTGGGTAAATCAGCGCACGAAGGCTTACTAAAATGCAGACCGTATTCGTAATCAAAGCCTACGACCCGCCGACCATTGAAGGCGTCTACGAGACGATAGAAGCAGCACAGGCTGCTGCTGAAACGTCCAGTGTTATCGGGGGTGTCTACATTGAAGAGTGGACAGTCGGCACCGCTGAGAAGCGATCTGAGTTCGTGGAGGTGTATTGATGGCTGACATCTTCCGCACCCTCATCATCCCTGCCGCCCACGTCGCTCTCGCCCGCGCCATTGCGGCCAGCTTCGGCCCCGGAGGCATGGGTATGTGGACCACGCCGCTCTCGGCAAGCGGCCTCGACCCAGCAAGCCACTATATCTCATCCGGCTTCGTTCCGCCTGAGTTCGCGTTCATGGTTCCGCTGCAAGAGTGGGAGCAGAACGAGGACGGCGTGTGGATCGGGGTCGCATCCGAACCCGGTGATCCTGTGGCCGTGTATGAAGCTGCTTCCGCTGCGGGCGTCTCCTGCAC